GGGGGAACTCCCCTCTCCTCCCTTCCGTTCTTCTGCTAGTCGTTAGAGGGATACCACCCTCTCTAGCTACTACCTTTCGGCAGGTTGTGTGGTTAAGTAAAAGACCACACTTAGAGGACTATCATGGCTTTACCGATCACCGGACCGACTATCTTTCTTGTGTCCAACGATGTTGACGCACAAGGGAGCAGTCGGCTTAGGCGAGTACGGTACAAGCAGCGCAAACCTTACGATTTGGTTGCGCCTTATGAGTTTCAAAAGCTCTACATGAAAGTCGCCATGCGTTGGGCAACTGGCCAAGCTACGCCACCGTACTTCGGTGGCTTCGCAAACGTAAATAGCTCCAAAAATCCCGGAGATATTAGCGTCAGTCCCGACACTCCCACGCAATACTACCAAAACGAGCTCGACTTCGCGGTTAATTCCGCGCGGTCTAAGTTCATTGGTAAGCTGGGAGAAGCCGCTTCGTTAGCCGTAACCCTCGCTGAACGCAAGCAGGCTATGTCCATGATCGAAAGACGTGGACGTCAGCTGCTCGGGGCCGCCACTGCTCTACGCAGAGGTGGTCCCGTCGCGTTCGTTAAGGCTCTTAAGCTTTCCATCACTAAGAAGGTCCGCAAGGACCAAAAGCGATGGGCGAGGAGCCGCCAATTTTCGAACTATTGGCTCGAGTACCACTTCGGGTGGACACCTCTTGTCAGAGATATCGGTCTGGCGGTTGATACCCTTCAGCGCCCCATTCCCATGGGTCGCATTCGCGCTAAAGGTTTCAGCGTGAATCTCTTTAAGGAGAGCCGCGTGACTTCGGGCTTATGGCCTATGTCACAAACGTTCACCGGTAAGAAGTTGGAGGGCTTCGTTCGAGCGCACGTGGGTGCTGATGTTTACATCAGCAACCCTAATGCGTTCCTAGCGAACAAGCTGGGCTTTACGAACCCAGCCATAGTCGCGTGGGAACTTGTTCCCTTCTCCTTCGTCGTCGACTGGTTTGTCAACGTCGGTGAATTCCTTCAGAGTTTTTCAGAACTCCACGGGGTCACCACCGCCAATGGCTACACCACATGGTTGATGAAGTTGGGGATCCACTTCACCCAGAACACATGGCACCGTGACTTTTACAGTCCCCCACCTCGGTGGGCGACTTGGGGAACGAGCCATCAAGTTCTTGATTCCGATGGTGTGTGGATGAAGCGCGTCCAAGGGATTCCGAGCGTTACACTCGGCGTCCGCCCACCCTGGCGTTTATCAAACGTTAGGGCTGCTACGGCAATCTCCCTCTTAGTCCAGCAAGGACTTCGAGGTTAACTCACCTTAACAGGAGGCTTCTATGCCGGCCATTGCGAACATCACCGTCAAAAAGAATGACGACACTACTGACATTGTCTGGACCGCGGTTCAACCGTCGTCTGGCGATGGCACCCCTGCCACTTGGAAGTCTCAAACCGTTGGAACGGCCTCGGCTCATCAGCCTGAGTTCCGTCTTAGCGGTCGAGACGCCAATAAGGGCAATTCGCGCTTGATGCGAGGCACCTTCCGGTACCCGCAGATTGCGACGAATTCGACGACCGGAGTTACCTCTGTGGTCGGCGTGGCTAATGCTACTGTGGAGTTTGAATTCCCCAAAAGCATGCCCACTTCCGACCTTAACGAGGCAGTTAGCCAGTGCTTTAACCTTACCGACGCCGCCCTGATTAAGGACTGCTTCAAGCAGGGTTACAGCGCAACCTAACTGTGATTGAGCGGTTTCCGCTCTCTCATTCAGGCTCATTTGCCACTTCTGCATCCCCCTAGGGGAGCTGAAAGGTCTCCGTTGTCAAATTTCATATCACCCGAGGTGAATGATCTCGCCCTAACCTTTATGGAAGGGTTGTCTTGTCCGCGCTCCCTCACAGTAGCGATACTGTTGAGGTACAGCGAGGTGGAGCAACTTGTAAATCTCAAGTGCAATCCACGCGCCTATCTCACGCCCGACCAATATCTGGATGCGGCCTCTGCTACCGATTTTCTTCGGAAAGTAGAGTTCGATATTCCAGGGGTTGATCGGGAGGCCTCAGCCATGTCGAAATGGTGGTGGGCCGAACGTGAGTGTTATAAGACCAATGAACGGCTGCAAGCCCTCGTCGACTCAGACGTCAGCACCATAGCTGATCAGCCCGTCGGCGACGCCTTGAGGAGTTTTATCCTTCAAGTGCGAAAAGAACTGCAATCGCTAATTGGCCTTCGGCCACCCAAGGATTGGGAAATCCCTGGACGTTTTGGCCCCGGTGCGACAATGTCGGACAGTGCCCAGCGCTCTACAGTGCTGCATAAACTGTCTTCGACCCCGACTCTGACACCCTCTGCGCTCGGACTGCTGTTTCCTTGGACGGATACAGCTTGGGCGCGCGCTTGCGCTAACAGAGGGGACGTGCCGTCTTTCGTAAGAGGTAACTCTTACTTTTCCGTGCCGAAAACGGCTCTCACGCACAGATCCTGTGCAAAAGAGCCGTCAATCAACGGTTTCTACCAGCTGGGCCTCGGCTCAGTGTTGCGGAACCGATTGGCCAAACGGGGTTTCGACCTCGTGCACGGACAGAGCGTCCACAGGCAGGTTGCCTGCTCCGCCTCGAAAAGCGGGGAGCTCTGCACCATTGACCTCACGTCAGCCAGCGATACCATTAGCATCAACCTTGTCAAGTTGCTGCTACCCCGTGAATGGTTCTCGGCCCTGAACTCCGTAAGGAGCACCCATACCCTCGTTAAGGGGAAGTGGGTGAGGCTCGAGAAGTTTTCCAGCATGGGGAATGGCTTCACTTTCGAGCTAGAGACAGCGATCTTTGCTGCCATCACTCTGACTGCATGCCGGGGCAACCCGAACGTGTACGTCTATGGTGATGACATCATCGCGCCAGTTGAGCACGCGAGTGACGTCATTGGGGCGTTACGGTTCTTCGGCTTCACGCCGAACGCCGACAAGACCTTTGTCGACGGACCGTTTCGCGAGTCTTGCGGTGGGGACTTCTTCAGCGGGGTGGCCGTCAGGCCTTTCCTTTTGAAAGAACTTCCCAGTGAACCTCAAGACTTCATCACCATTGCCAACGGGATTAGGCGACTGGCTCTTAACAACGGCCAGAATCCTACTCGTTTTGCACGCCTCCGCCGTTCTTGGTTTCGGTGCCTGGATAACATTCCGAGCACTATACGACGCTGCCGTGGCCCAGAAGGTCTCGGCGACATCGTTATCCACGACGACGAAAGCAGGTGGTCCTACCGCTGGCGCAGCTCCATCAGGTATGTCAGATGCTACAGGCCCGCTTCCTTCCGAACAATTGGAATGAATCGTTTCTGTGGCGACACCCAGATGGCGGCCGCGCTTTACGGAATAGCCCTTCACCCAGAGAAATCCCATGACACGCGCCCTGGCTTTGACAGCCGGGGTATCGTGGTGAGGGATGGGGTGACGGGTTACAAAGTTGGTTGGGCTCCTTTCTCGTGAGACTGAAACGTCTCGCGCGTTTGTGAGTACTCGGCCTTCCGGCCTTG